TTTTCGTTAACGATTGATTCGATCAGGGCTAGTTTGTCGGTCATTTTGTGAGTCCTTTTACTTTTTTAGCAAATTCCAAAGTTTGTTTAAAGTGCTGTTGATTCTCAAATAAATTTTTTGCCATAAGTTTTTGATTGTCTTGGCTGAGTTGGTCAAAAAGCATTTTAATTGGTTTAAGATCATTTTCAGAAATATTTAGAATAGATGCATTTTTAAATTGCATTTTTATATTTTTTTGTGCTTCTGTGTGGGTAATAGTTTCTATCAATTGCTTAATGTCATCGTTGACATCTACAGTCTTATCTACTGGTTCTTTGACAATAGATTCAAAAATTTTGATAGATAAATTCTTACAAATTTCTTGTTTTCTGGTTTCTAATTCTTGCATGAGACCTTCTGCAAACAGGTCTTCGTTTCCCTCTGAAAGTTCTCCAATAAGTTTTTGAATTCTTAGTGGGCTCATCATGTGGCGGCTGCTTCCTCTGGTGGGACTCCTGCTGCTTGTTGTTGTGCAGCAAGAACAGCTTGTTCAGCCTGTAGTTTCATGTTATCTTCTTGGATCTCCATATCCATAAACTTAATCTGTTCATCTGTAAGATGTAAAACATGTTTCTTGATATAGTTACTTGAGATATATTTTCCAACATAACTTTCAGCTATAGAAACCATTTTTAATCTTTCAGAAAGAATTTCAGCTTCTTTCAGATCCCAGAAATAATTGTCAGTATTAAATTCAAATTGGAAATAATATTTTACTGCATTCCAATCTTCTTCTGTCAATGTGCCAGTCAGCAATAGTTCAACACGTAATGTGTGTAAAAAGATTTGACTAAACTGATGTCTTAGACGCTCAATGAACTTATAGAATTTAAGTTCTTCTCTTGAGATCTCAGAAGACCTACCCATATTAAAACCACTACTAGCATCAAGTCTACTACTCGGAACATTTAGTGCCGCGAACAACTTCTTTTTGAAGTAGTCAACGTCTTCGATTTGCGACATGGCTTGTCCGCCTGGCAACACTTGGATTTCTGTTCCTTTGGAGCCTTCTCGACGTGGAATCCAATAATCTTCAAGAACCGATAGAAAATTTTTATCATCTTTAATTTCTCCTGTACCCTGGTTATATACAATCTTGTTTCTGAATCGTGACATCATATCACGAAGATATTGTTCGGCTTTTTGTTTAGGTAACTGACCAACATCGACGTAAAATGCTCTACGTTCAGGTGCACGGGCAACACGATATACCATTAAGGCATCTTCAAGTTGTCGAAGCATATTCACTGGACGAATGGCTTTGTGTAGATATCCAATTACACGTTTAGTGTTTAAATCAACCATTCCAGAGTGAACATATGAAATGGCATCTTTAGAAATTTTAATTCCTTGATTTGGAGTTGTAATGTAAGAATCTTTATCTGTATTGGAATATAGATAAAACTCTTCAATATTTTTAATTAAAGCAACAGTACCAGCAGCCACATTTGCTGGTTCTTTTTCTATATTTTTAATTTTCTTAGTTTTTAATGGATCTAAAGGAATCAATTCCTTGATACCTTCTTTTGGATTCTTTTCGTCAATAATAATATAATAAAATAATTTACCATCGACGTACCAACGTCTAAAAACTTCATACGCTTTAGCATTAAAATCAAGCATCTTTAGAATGCGATCAAAGCTATTATGTATTTTACGTTTTACTTGGTCTGATAACGGAACAGTCGTAAGATCTAATTTAATAGGTTTACGATCTGTACCCCAGACAATAGATGCGTTTACAATCTCATCAACAGCCGCATCTACCTCTGGGTAGAGTGACATATTTCTGTATTGAACGATATTTGCATTTTCGTCTTTAAGAGTTGTAGAATAGTCTATGTATGTACCGAATACACCACCGGCTTCTACTGCTACAGTACCGTCAAAGTCTTCTGTAGCAACTAATCGCTTCGGTCCCATCATTACATCTGGGGACTCTTCCGGGCGTTTCTTTCCAAATTCAAATCCAAAAAATTCTATAGCCATGTTGATCTTTCACAATATTTAGGTACAATTAAATCAAGATTTATTTTTATGCTTGGGTATCAGCACCAGTAATTACAATATCATCGTATAACATAACAACTGAAAAAGTATTCAAAAAATTTCTATTAGTCATATTATGATCAATGGCACTGACAGTTTTTGGCCAGCAACCATTCATAGTAAAAGTTTTTATAGGCTCACCATCTAAATCTAAATGCTGAATTTGCCAACTTTGTTTATAATTAGTAAATGATGGTTCTTGTGCGGCACTATTATTAGTTACATGATTATTGATACTATTATGCCACTTTGAAAATTCTTTCCACAGATTGGAATTGGAACCAAAAGAACCATCTATATCATCATATACAGATATTTGCCATGGAGCATATTGTCTGTCACCAGGAATATGTACTTTTCTACCATACCCATGTAATTCTAATGTTATGTTTGTGATAGGTGGAATAAAAGTTGATCTTATATGAAATGGTTTGGAAGTCATTATGGTAGTGGTACCACCACCAGATGCTATACCAATACCCCCGCTCACCAAAAATCGGTTTGCGCGAGTACCTCCAGCAAATGCCTCTTTAAATGATGTTAGATTCATGTTCCTATACCTTCAGTAATATCATAATAATCATAGACAAATGTTACACTAAATGAAACTAAACTACCACCTTCACCCATATCTAAACCAATTTGACCTACTTCAGATGGCCATGCGTGTTTTAAGTTTATTGTTCTTAAATTTGTATGACCGGTAGTTGTAGCACCACCACCAGAACTAGGATCTCTTAATTGATTAAAAGTAATTTCTTTTAAATTTGTACCATTAGCATACGTTGTATCATCAACAGTATTTTTTGTATGTGAACTTAATAAATCAGCCCATTGTTGAAATGCTAACCATGATGCATTAGTTCCAGTATCATCAATAAAAGTAACAGTCCATGGTTTATAGTCTCGGTCCCCAGCATAATGTGCTACACGTCCACGGTATGGTATTGAAATACTACCTAATTCTGCTTCTGGTAATTTTGCTGCAGTTGCATGATAGACTGAAGTTGCAGGTGCATTATCAATACCGGCTGGCCAATCAATTATAACATTAAATCTATTGGCGCGCGTTCCACCCTTAAATCCATCTTTAAAATCTGAAATTGTATTAATAGACATTTAAGACCCTTTAGTTTACTCGGATGCACTGACTGTTAGTGTATACCCAGTAAGGTTTGAAACACCGTTGATTGTTGATCCAAATGATGCTTGTCTTGGATAGAACGTAACGTCTACAGTTATTAAAGTATCATTGGTGGTAACCGGATTTACTACTACTGTTGTATTATCTGTAAATAATGAAGCATTTAATGCAGAATTATTGTTAATTTGATTTTTAATATCATTAACTATTGTTGCACGAACACCGCTATCATTAGGTAAATTTCTTGTTACAAAATCATCTAAAATATCTTGTGTAAGTTTTGTGATTACACGTTTCATTGACGTGACACCAATTCTATCTTCTATCGTACTTTGTAGTGAGGTTGCCCCAACTAAATCTGTAGACAAAATGAATCCCTCAGTTCCTTGAACATAGAAATTAACACGTTTTGCTCTTAAGTCACTAGCAATAGTACTAGGGTTAACAATTGTTGGTGTTATACTATCAACATTTAAAACTTTAGAATTTATGTTACCTACAGAAGATTGGTAAATACTATTATTTGCTTTAGCTCTCTGTATTGAGCCAGCTACATCTGCAACTAAAGGAATTTCTAATATAAGAGTTTTAGTTGCAGGGTGTCCAAAGTTATTACTTTGGATTGTGCGTTTTTTCTTTCCCATTACACACATTAATCTATTAAGATATGGTTCTTCGATTAATGTGTATGAAGTTAATCCAGCCGTATTAATAATATTCTGGTATAATGATGGTTGACCGTTAAAACCAGGATAACGATATACATCAGTGAAGGTATTATTCAATGAGTTTTGCGCAATTGATATATCCGCACCAGACAATCCAGCATGAATAATATATGCTGTTTGATTGGATGAATTATCATCCAATATACTATTTACTAAATTATTTCGTTTAGTAATTTCTGTATAAATACTATTTAACCATTGTGCAGTAAGACCATGAGCGTAGTTAAATGTATTACCTAGAGCATATGCATTTTCACTTCCACCATATACTAAGCGCGAGTTAGACGATGCAGATGTAATACCCTGTCCGTCAATATAAGTACCCATATCTAAAGTAATAAACGCATCAATCTTATCAATACCAAGACTAGGTATATTACCATTAAATGATGAGAGTAGATTATAATCACCACCAATTATCACTTTTGCACCATACGAAAGAGCTGTAAGTGCAGTATAAAACTCCATACCAGTTCTACTTAGATAATACTCTCGATTAACTGGATCAAGATTAGTAAAAGCTCCAGTAATTCCTCTCCCAATATAATCTTGTCTTAATACACCACTACCAACCAGATCAGGTAATTGTGCTGTTACTTTATTTCCAGTATATGATCCAGGAAAAAATATATCATTTACATAATTAAATGCATTTGTTGTACCTATAGTTGCTGTAGAACTTTCCGCATTACCAACACTATCTATAGCATCCCAAGTTCCAGGAATAAATTGACGTATAATATTATTAATATTATTATGAACATTATTTAAATAATTTACTAGTGCATTTGGGCTATCGAATACATATGCACCTGTAGTAGGATCACGGCCAGTTGGATTGGTGCTTGATATTGTATTGAATATAAGTCCAGGAACACCAGAAGCTTGTACGATTTTTAATAATCCATATAAACCAGAAGCAGTTATACCCCGGGCTGATGCAGGATTACCTGTTCCTTGAGTATAATTTCCTGCAGAAAATGCTATTACAGCACGCTTAGTAGGATCTGATTGCGGAGTTTCTTGTGTCCAATTTGATGTAGCTGGGTTACTATCTATAAAATCATTAAAGGGATTAACCGGTGTAGTAGATGTTGGTGCTGGTGTGACTGCCATATTGATCCTCGTTACTATTTATATACTATTTTTTATGTCGGAAACCAAACAAAATTTCCATCTGACCAACCATCTTTTGTAACTTCATCTGGATCTCGTTCATCTGCACTCATCATAAACAATGTGTTGTCATCTTCTGGATTTGTTTCATTCTGAGAATATTTGTTCTTGGCAGTCTCAATTAAATCAGCAAAATACTCTTGACGAGTTAACCAAGAGTAAAATACCAGACACATAACCAAATCATCACTATGGTTATCTTCCGCCCGAAAACTGTTTGCTTTTGATACAAACGACATGAGTTCTTTCATGATTCGTTCATCGTTTAAATAAATTTTGTCTTCTTCGACTAAACGTTTAAGTACAGCACAACCAATTTTTTTAGTCTGAGTAGTCGTTCTAAGACCGAATTCAGCCCTACCACGAGCAAACCCTTGAGATAATACCTGACCCTTCATTCCTTTATTTTGAGTCATTAACAAATTTTCATACCCTAGATCGTTGTAAAGTATTGATGCAACCTGTCCACCAACATCATTTACCTCAATAAGCACATAAGCTTCATTATATTTTTCAGCTACTACTTTAATGGTAGTTGGGAAAGAAAATGGGCTGATCGTATTATTTTGAAAACTTGCAACAACTTTATATGGTGATTGGCTTCCTTCGATAACAATAAAGGCAGAATAGTCTTGACCCTGTCCACGAGAAACGTCTGCCATGATAAAATAAATACCGTTTGGATCTGGTTGTTCGAAGATCCTTAAACCTTCTGCAGTTTGTTCAATGGGATCATTGGGGGCTAAAATGTTTAGTTTAGATGACGAAACAAGTGTATTAGAAGATCCAATAAACGAACATTCAAATTCTTGGTTGAACTGTTCTGCACTGGTATTTGCAATGGTTTCTGTTTTCCATGCATCATCTCTATTAGGACCACCCGGATATAAAGGAACTTGTCTCCAGCTAATTTCTACTGGAACAAATTTATTTTTGAGTGGATGTCCTTCTGGACGAGATGCATTAATCCAAGTATTATGAAAATGGTTTAATCCATGTGGAGTTGAAACAATTATAATTTTTGATGTAGTACCTGCCGAAATAGTCGGATACGTAGATGCATAAAACTCTTCTGCAATATTTTGTGGAAGATACGCAAACTCATCTAACAATAGAAAATTATAAGAACCACCACGGATAGCTGAAGCTGAAGTAGCCGCACACATAACCGACGAACCATTTTCAAGGCTTAGTGAAGTTTTATTCCACTCAAGCACTCCTTGTTGCAGATACTGTGGTAAATTTTCATAAGCTAACTGAAGTCTATTAAATAATTCAGTTGCAGTTTTTTGTTTATTTGCAAGAATAGCAACTTTCACATCTGGATGAAAGTTTACATAATGGTTAATATATCCAAGTACACAACTAGACTTACCACTCTGGCGAGGAAACTTTGATACCACAAATCGATTATCGTGAATAGACTGAATAAAGTTTTTTTGATAATCATATAATATAAAGGGACTTAAACCTTTATCTAATGTAACAATCTTAATATGATTTTCAATAAAGTGAATTGGGTCGCGAGCACATTTGACATATTCGTCAAATTGTTCTTTGGTGTAATTGACATTTATACCAGGTGCTTTAAGATTCGGGTTTGACCGATATCCTGTTCTGGGTTGACTCATTTATTTCTGCCTCCACATAATCTTTTTCTTTTTTTAATAAGGCTTGTAAATCTTTAGTTGTACCAACAAATATTGAATTATTTGTATTATTTTTTACAGTAACTTTATTTGTTTCTGCAAATTTTGTAGATACGTCCATTAGATTTACGTTGATATCGGCTATTGTTTTAATCATCGTAGCAAGAACTTCATAAGCTCTTGG